GACTGTGATCTACATACGTCTGGAATCCACTATCTAAAGCCTTGATGCAGAAATGCACATCTTCGCCGATAATGCCTTTGCTGCCCCAACCTACGTCATACCACGGCTTTTTAGTAGCCTCGAATACATCTTTATGAATCATTACTACGCCACCACCTACAGCCGTACAAGCCTCAATACCTTCTTTACCTTTAGAGTCTATTTTATGCCAAGCATGGCTAATAATCTTGCCATTCTCGTCTTTATCTAGCTCTAAATTCAATGCTGTAGGCAACGTAGGCTTGCGTCTAGTTACTGCATTAACTCCACATATCGGTACATTCCTGCTTAACAATATCTCTATCGTATCGCTAGGGAACCGCATATCTGAATCAATGAACAGAATATAGTCACACCCATCAGCTAAAGCAGCCTCAACTAGCTTTTCACGCTGATCGAATATCAACGTACCAGCCATTGTGTATAACTTTAAGCCGTTCTCACCTGTACCACACCGAAACTTACTATCTCGTCCTACCATCTTCGCAAAGTCAAACGCGAATCCTGTATGAACCTCGTCTCTAGCTGGAACGCATACACCTACTGTTATACCCATTAGACGTTACCCCTATAGACTTTCCATTGTGCATTATCGGAATCATTGAGCCACCGAGCAAAGGCAAGATCATCAACAATTACAAAACCCTTCATAATACCTTTCTTATTCAAGTCATCAATGACCGTAAAAGGTATTCGAGCTACGTGATGTAATTCTTTAAGATTTCCTTGTCTTGCCTTGTCTGTCTCTCTGATGTAGTTGTTACTATCAAGTATCTGAGTAACATCCTGTTTAGTCTCGATGATAATGCCGCCATCACCGTCCGCATGTACAACCTGTTGTCTATAGTCCATAAGTCCTCGTAAATGCCCCCAATCCGAAGATCAGGGGCAGTCTTATTACAGAGCCATGTTCAAGTCAGCAACGATACCGTGAGCGGCTTCGTTCTTAACTTCCAATGTGCACTCAACCAAAATCTGAGTCTTGTCAGCATCACCAGCTTTTGCAAGCTCGTTAGTCTGGAAAGGACGCAGATAAGCGATTGCAGCGTACTCAGGATCGAGTACCAAAGCATCACGTGTACGCATAAAGATGTTAGGAACAACGCTCATTGAACCAAAATCGCTCAAGTAAACGTCAGCAGCACCAACAATAGTTGCAGCACCAACAGCACCACCACCACCAGCATTGACGTTATAACGGTAAGCCGACAGACCTGTGAAGCTAGATACTTTCTGTTTACCAGTAGCACCAACCATCAGAATCTTAGGAGTACCGCCCGAAGCAAATACCTCAGCAACTACTTCTTTCAGCAGAGCTTCAGTAAATGTACGAGTGTTACCGTCTGTACGAGTAGATACGCCGATAGTAGTTGGATCACTACCGTTAGTCTGGACTGACGAGTTAGTCTTGATCCATGACAGCAACGAACCCATCTTACGAGCAGTAGAGTTAGTAGTACCAGCCGAACGACCTTGGTTAGCCAATAGGATAGTCTCTAGGTCCCGCTTTAGCTCCTGTGATGCCTTAGCCAATTGGTATGCCTTTTCAGATTTACGACCTGCTTTGTTAACTGTGTCCAGAGTGCCAGAGACTTTGATAGTCTTTTGCAGAATCTGTGTGTAGTTACCCAAGCGAGTTGTTGGTGTCAAAGTAGCATCGGAAGCGTCAGCACCTTCAACGGCAGCGTTATTTGTGGTAGCTGCTGCAAGGGAGTCGGTCTGCCACTCGTGGAAAACAGCCGTTGCCTTAGTCTTGCCAATAGAACTCATGAATGGAGTAGTAGTAGGCGAGATGTCGTAAATGATGTCGGTCAAATCTTCACGCTGACCGATTGCGTCATAAGCATTATAAATAGCCATGATTTAATCCTTTATAAAAATCGTTCAAATACACTAGCTGCATCGCGGACACTTCCGCTTGATCTAGCTCGTGCCTTAAGTTTCTTAATTTCTTCAGCATTACTATCTCTAGGTTTGCTTACGCCTGACTTAATCGCTTTAGGAGCCTCGTTCACCTTCTTAGTGATAGCTGGCTTACTAGCAACTAGCTTGTCGTACTGCATCGCTTTATACAGAGTTAGTACAGCCCGACTATCATAGACAGCCGCTAATTCGTTATCAGAGAACCCAATCTGCTTACCAAAAGCGCGAATATCATTTCTGATAGCCTCACCCTTAGCAGGATCAGTAAACTCAGGGATAAAGCTAGACAATTTCTGCATTTCCTCAGCCACTACGGACTGCATCTGCACTTGTCTATCCTGCTCCTGTTGCTGATTGATTCGATGTCTCTCAGCTTGTACAGCAGCCAGTTGCTTATCTCTCTGAATCATCTCAGCTACCTTTACAGAGTATCCAATAGGATCAGTCTCTTTCAGGTACTCAAGATTTTCCTCTTGCTGTTGAGGAACAAGCATTTGCTCAATCATCTCTAATCGTTGCGCATACGTATCACGCATCTGCTTAGCTTCTTGAACAGCTTGACGCTCTGCCTCTACGGCTTTGCGCTCCTCAGCTACTGCTTGCGATTTCTTGGTGTAATCTGTGCCAAGTTGATAAGACTTGATAAGCTCATTAAGCGTTACCTCACGTTCTTCTCCGGCTGCTTTAACCAGATACGTGGGCTGCTCTTGCTCCTCACCGTCATCATCTTGTTCTACCTCAGATTCATCATCTGATTCGGCATCGCTTTCGTTAGCTTCTGAAGCGGATTCTGGTTGTTCCTTGTCGGAGCCATCTTCCCGATCCATCATGCTCAAGAAAGCGTTAGCTGCACCTTCTACCGTTAACTCACCACTACCTTCCGGTGTCGTGTTTTGAGTATCGCTCATTTATGTTTCCTTAATTATATCGCCAACCGGACGATTCGGACTACAAAATCTTTAACTTTTTTTCATCAATAATCTTTTGATCTGCTAATCCTTGAATGTAATTATCAATAGACTCTAAAACCCTGAGACGCAAATACGACTGCTCACGTACCTCTACATCACCATAATCACTATTTAGAAACTTGGCTAACTCAACACCCCTGAGTTCTTCCATCATCTCAATAAAGTAATCGTCTCTCAGTAAGTTAGTAGCCCAGTCTGATTTCTTCATTTTTTTAACTTTTGTGGATTAAATATTTGATAAGTTATTTGATTGCCATCTTTTAGCATCAAACCATCGTATCCCATATTGATAAGTTCATCTGTGCTGTATTTATCTGTTTCTTTCCAACCGCCTAATTTCATACTATTTTTATCTAATAATCTTTTAACAACTGCTCCTTTATTGGATGCAGCAACTTCACCTATATTTGGATTACTTGTAAACCATACTGTTCCATCGGCTGCCTTGTTTATATCAAAGCCAGATTTCTCAATAGCCTTAGCTGCCGCAGGACTTGTTCCATGATAAAGCTCTAATATATTTGATGGCTTTGGCAAAGAAGTTGAACCTGCAAATCCCATTGCTAAGTTTCGAGTGTAATCATCAACCATTTGCTTTGCCGCTAATTGCTCCGGCGTAGACGGTCTGCCATTCATAGCATTACGTTCAGCCTGAACCGCCAACAAGGAAGCCTGATTGAACGCTCCAGCCTGTTGATTCATCTGACCAATAGCTGCTCTAGGATCGTTCGCCAATAGCCCTAAACGAGTTCCTAGCAGGTTATCAATGCTATCTAGCAATCCCATTACATTGCCTTAGTCAGAGAGCCTAGTTCACGTAAAGCCTTGAGTGTTAACTCAGTCTGCTTGTTCTTTGTGTCCTCATCAGCCAAGTCTAAAGCCAGCACAGCTTGCAATTGCTTAACTGCTAACTCAGCTTCCTTAATACGTAGCTCAGCAGAGTCTTTCTGGTTCTTCATCTGCATCTCTATACCTTTACGGGTATATTCGGCTTCAAGTGTTTGCTTCTCAAGGTCAAGTTTTGCCGCATCGATCTGAGCTTTCGCCTGAGTCTTTTCTCTTTCAACCTGAGCCAGCATCTCAGCAATCTGTGCCTGTGCGTCCGGGGATGGAGGCTGTGGCTGAGAAAGTGCAGCATTTTGCTCTGGCGTAATTTCATTCATGAACTCGTTAGCATCTTTGAAACCTGCTGACTCAATGAACTTAGCTAATGTATTGCGATACTGAGCCACAGATACCAATGGATTAGATGGACCATACTGCTGAATGATCTGCTCTTGTTTCGCTAGAACCATCTGCAACATAGCTAATTTCTGATCTCTATCGCCTGAGCCTAAACCAACATTAACGCTAATATCGTACTCATTTGCCCATGTTCTAGGATCAAATGTAACGTACTTACCACGCATACGAACTATTCTAGGCTTGTCCTGATACTTGCCCAATAGGTGCAAGATGCCTCTAAACAGACTCTTTACGCCTGTTTCAGCGAAAATTCTAGCGATTAACTCTAGCTTGCCACTATTAGACTTCATCATCGCAGCCACAGCAGTAGCCGTAACATTACTCAGAATGTCTGGATCAAGTCCTTGCTGTGCATCGCTAACGCCTGTTCTCTTAGCCTGAACTGCATCCAAGTATTCCAACATTGGCATGGCTTGACCAAATGTACTCTGAACCGTTAACGGAACCAGAGCATTAGGATTCTTGATGCGGATAATTCCACCCGGAGTAGCATTGAGCAAGTCATCCATGTTGACCTGACCATCTACAGCACCTACTCGATTGTTGTTAGTTAGATACAGATTGTCTAAACTCTGACGAGTTATCGTGGACTTCTGTAGCTGAATATCCATCGTCCTATCAGCCAGAGATTGACCGAAGAACTTATGCGGTACAGGTATAGGGCAGATACTGTGAAATGGAACATAGTCTGTTTCCTCATCTTCCAATATCTCAGAGCCGCAATAAACAATACGCCTCAATTCAGCGATACCGTCATCATCTTCGTCAATACGTATATAGCACTCGTATACCTCTAGAACCTGCATAGAGAAGTCTAGACTTGTATTCTGGTCTGGCTGCTCACCATTAGGGAACCTTGCAATACGCTCAGCATTAAACTCAAGATCGTTATAAGTTGGCAGATCGTCAACTGTATCCTGATCGTAGCCAATAGCAATCAACTCTGAACGAGTCATCAAACGACGATGTGCTACGAAACTAGCTTGGTCAATAGTCTTAGCTGACTTACTGATAAGGAATTCTTCAGGAGGAACATTCTCAATCCGCACCTGACCTGTTTCTTTAATGCGCTGCACCTGAACTTCAAACTTAGGAATCTGTATGACATTACCCATCATGTCCGACATTTCCGTATATTCTATTTTCTGTTTAGTAACTTTTAGAGTCTGATCCGATAGCAATAAAGCCAACTCATCCTCTGACAGATTTTGGTATTCTTCCTTCGTTACGTCTGTAGACTGATCCCAGTATGACTTAACTACGCCCACCTTCTGCAGCAGAGCATCTTTAAACCAGTTGTGGAGAATAAGCATCCCATCATTGTCACGATAGAAAGCCCAATTACAGTAGTCGGTAGCCTGTCTAGCTGACTCCTCATCACCCGGACTCTTAGGCTCGAAATAGACAATATCTTCGGTAGTCGTAAATACACGCATTAACTGTGGCAATGCACCATCGATAGCCTCAGCTACCTCACCAGTTACGATCTGGCTGCGACCTTCTTGCTCATTACCGTATGGGTATCTTAGGTAATACTCTAAGGCTCGCTTACGATCCTCGGTAGTCTCGGTATCAAGATAAC